GGTCTGCGCGAGGTCCGAGGCGGTCTTGGCCGCGCCGTAGTCGGTATTGCCGCTCAGCAGATTACCGCCAGCAGCATGCGCCCGCTGGATCGCCTGCTGTGCCGCGTCGTTGGCAACGCCAAAAACACCATATTGTCCGGAATTCTTGAACGCATCAGTGGCGCGCTGCAGGCCTGCCACGCCGCCGGCACCGGAAGCATCCCCATAGGCGTTGAACCCCGGCTGATACATCGCCGCGGTATTACCGAGAACGCCCTGCGCTGCGCCATAGTTCGACGTCAACGCATCGCGGCCCTGGCCATAGAGGCCACTGAGCTGATCGTAGCCTTTCTGTGCTCCCTGGTTGGCAAGGGCCGCGGCTCGATCGGCGGTGTCGTTACTGAAAAGATCGAATAATCCCATGATCCTAAACTCCAGGCACCCAAAGTTTCGTCGTGCTGTTCCAGCGAATGGTTTGTCCGCTCGTCGGCGCCGCGGTCGAGACGTCAGGCAATTGCGTCAGCTTTTGATGTTGATAGAAATAATTGAACCAGATCTGTGTCATCAGTCCCGTCTGCAAATCGACCACGGGAGCGTCAAGAGGCGGTAAGGGTGCAGCCATCAGCGTGTCAGTTCAGTGCTCTGGGTGGCGCCAAGCAGCGCTGCATAAACCGGCCCCGAAACCTTCAGCCGCCACCTGCGCCCCCCCGCCTCCGTCTGTCCCGTTCGCAACACCCTGATGTTGATGCTCTCCGATTGCCTGCCCATGCTGCGGACCAACTCCTTGCCCCATTTGATGCCGCCGTCGTTGCTCCAAGAGATGCCAACCGTGGGATCCGTGGCGGAAGGATCAGGCCCCGTCGCCCGGCCAACCCCGGTGACGAAATTGAAGTCGGCGCCTGCAACTTTCGTCCGGTTTGGAAATTTCAGTACCGGGCCGCTTTCCAATTGCATCACCAGCGGCTCACCATACTCGTCGAAGACGTTGTCATTGACGTACAGCAGCCGGTTTCCCTTGGTATCTCCAGTGATCCAGTTGCCGAAGGCGCTGATGCCTGAGATCGCGCGCCACCGCGGCACCAGATAGCTCGCACGCTCGTTCCATTTCTGGCTTCCGATGTCGAACTCCCAGGTGAATGTCGGGCATGACAAGACCCACTTGGGATGGCCCTGAGCGATGTAGACCGACGCCTCCAGCGTGTTCTTGTCCGCGACGTTCTCGATCAGGCGATCGAGATCGGGAGGCGATATCTTGGACGGATTCGGCGTGCCGTTCGCCATCACCACGCTCTTGTCGTCCGCAACCCAGATCAGCGCCATGCCGAACCCATCCTCATGGCCGGCCACCGCATATCGGCTCAACAGGCCTCGCTGGATGACGTAGGAACGCGTGAACGGAAAACCTTGCGGCTGCGCGGTGTCGGCATAGACAGCCCCGAAATTAGGTCCCCAGACATAATATTGGCCGTTGAAGGCAAGGCCTCGCCATAGCCCGCCGGTCTTGGCCTGCTCAAACGTGAAATTAGCCGTCGTGATTGAAGTCGAATTGAGGTCCGAGGCAAACATCTGGCCATTGCCGTAAGTGAAGATGAAATAGCCGTCCAGGAAGCCGACGCTGTTTGGCGTTCCAATGTCAGGATCGGTTCCGGAATACGAACTGACCGCGCTCGACGTCACGATATAGGCGCCGCTATTCGGCGCCACGCAGACGACGTCAGGCGTCGGCAATTTGTTGTTCCTGGCCCAGAACACCTTGTCCGTTCCCGACAGCGTTCCCGACAACACCGTCTCGGTGCCGGCAGCGACAAACGTCGCCGCCTTCTCGTTCCATGCCGTGTAGAGCGTATTGCCGCCCACCAGGATGCCGCCGCGAAAGCCGGGATTGCTCGAGGCGGCAAACAGGCTCATCCCCGGCGACTTGCGCCAGACCACGGGAGGAGGAGCTGTGGCCTTTGCAGCCTCGATCGCCTTGCCCAAGGGCTCCGCATAGACGTTGATCAGCCGTCCGCTTCCCTCCTGATTGAACGCGCCTGGCGCCGTGCTCAGTGGAAACGGAATCGGAAATGTGGGCATTTTGGGTTGTTATCTGCCTTTCGGAATGCTAAATTTTGTCCTGGGTGCGAGGCATGCTGTTGTGCCTATGGCCTTAATGGCCGTTGTGGGAACCGCTTAGTCCTCGCACCCTCTTTCACTGCCTGTTATCTCCAAACAAACCTGGCGCCAGCGCGCCAGCGCCTCCAGCCGTGGCGGCAAGCCCAAGATAGCCCATCCTGGACGGACTGCCCTGCAATGGCCGCGTCGGTTTCAGGCTTCCTTCCGGGTTCTTGCCATAGGTCTTGTGGCCGGTTGCCCTGTGTGCCGCATCCACCTCACGCATTTGCTCGACCGACATTGCCGGCAGCTTCGACAGCCCAGGGAACATATTCTCATGCGGCTCGAACCGGTTTCGAATCCGGTCCCATTCCATCCACTGCGACATGAACAGGTTCAGCCCGTGCTCGTCGGCAATTTTCTGGTTGACCTCGAGCGCGCGTTTGTAAGCGCGTCCCACCTTGAACACGGTTTTCGGCTCTTTCGCCCAATCCGCCTTGGCCAGATGTTCCGGTATTTTCGGATTGACGTCGCCGGTCTTGATCCTGAACTTGGGCGTCAGCGCCTTGCCGACATGGTCGAGCAGCATTTCGCCAACAAAGCCGTCGGAGCCGCTCTTCTTGAGCATGTCCTCGAACGACGAGGCAATGTCGGCGGTCGGTATTTCGCGCGTCGATCCGGTCTTTTCCGCCTTCTTCTGGTCGGCAATCACCCGCTTGTATTCGCGTGAATTCCACAGATCGACACTGCGCTTTTCCCAGGCATTGCGCTCTTTGGCGTTCTCGAAAATGCCGCCACCCTTCTTGTCCAACTCGCGCGCCATGTGGCGATCGATCGCTGAGATCGCGGCCTTGGCAGGATCCTGCCATACCGTGCCGAACGATCCGGTCTTCATCGACAATCCAGGCAACTGACTCGAGATCCGCTCCACTGCCTGCGTCCATGTCTCATCAGGCTTCTTGCGGAAGAATTCCGGTTTTTCCTTGAACAATTGCGCCATCTCTCCCACGCGGGAATAGTCGGCAGTGCCGCGGGTGCCGAGGCCTCCGGTCTTCGACGCGCCGCCAAGACCATAGCGGTTGGCAATCGCGTCGTTGACGATCTTGCGCTGCTGCTTGGTCGGCGTCTCTCCCGCCTTCCACGGGATCATGCTGGCGAGATCGTCGAGCATCTGCGGCGTCCGCAGCCGCAATCTCGATGCCGTGGCCTGGTTGGGGAACAGCGGATTGTTGGGCGAGGTCATGCCGAAGATAAGGCCGTTCCAGACGTCGGCGTCAGACAATTCCTTCGGCGTCATGGTGCGACCCAGCTTCTGCTGCATGGCCGTATGCAGCTCGCGATCGACATTGGCCGGGTTGATCGGATTCGCCTTCATGTGCAGCGCGTCCAGATACGTCCACGTTCCCTCCGTCCCGCCGGGAATCTGGAATTCCTTGCCGTTCATGTCCTTGAAGGTCTGCAGTGGCGATAACGGACCAATGTTATCTGCACCGTAGTGCTCGCCAAAGGCCTGCCAATCCTGCGGCGTGAAATCTTTCGGCTCTTTACCGCGGAACGTCACCGGCACGTTGTCGAGCGGGTTCAGGCTTCCCGTTGGTGCCGGATATTCCGGTGGCGGCATGTTGTGGCCGAGCCCTGGACGAGCCTCTGCCACAGCCTCTGCAGCCGGCCTTGTCCCACGAACGGCGCCCGCACCTAGCGCCACCTCGCCGGCCTTTAGCGGCAATCCCGTGATGCCTCCCGTTCCCATCGGCAACATTGCCGCATCCAGGATCGGAGCCGGGTTGTAAGTGCCTTGCGTCCTCATTTCTTCGGATGCGCCGAACGCTTTCTTGGAGATATCTCCAAGGGCCTGATACAACCCTCCCGCCAACGATCCCATTGCAGATGGGGCGCCTGCCGCCTCCGCAGGACTCCCTACCCCCATAGGCGCGTTCCACATATCCGGAGCTGGTTGATAGTACATCTGCGGCCTGTTCAATGCCTCCCATAGCGCACTGGCTCCACGACCCACGTCGCGCGTCAGGCCCTGACCGACATTGCTGATTGCGTCCCACAGGCTAGTGGGGACCGGTTTCTGCGGAACGTCCGAGACAGGTCTGATCGTGATCGCATCGGCAGGGGAGCCACCCCACATATTCGGCGGTGGCGGTGGCGCTTGCGCCTGATCGATCGCGTCCCACAATTCAGGCATCAGAAATAGCTCGTCTGCTGGAAGCCGTAGCCTGGCGTTTCTGCCAACAGCCTCCGGATCCGGTTGCGATAAAATTGCGCCATCTGCGGGTTCGACTTCTGCCCGTACTCTTCAGCCGCGGCATCCGCCACCAGCTTACAGAACGAGATGAATAGCTTGTCGTCGAGCACGTCTGGATCCGCAATGTAAACCGCGTCCCCTTCCAGTTCCGACACCACGCTGTCGATGTAGCCATCGATGTTGGCAGCATCTTCCGCAGCCGGCACGCTGCCGACGTCGCCGCCCGTGATGATCATCAAGACCTTGAACTGTATCTCGGCGCGGGTTTTGCTCATCAGATGTTTTCCTGGTTAATCCCGCGCGACATGAAATATTGCCGCATCAGGTCATCACCCTGGATCGCATTGCGATCGTAACCACTGTTGAAAGAAGGTTGGCGTTCGATGGCATCACGCATTTCCGGCGTGATCCGAAGCTGCGGCGAAGGCATCTGCAAGGGTTGTGTAACTTGCGGCATCTGATTTGGCAGCACCATGCCAGCCTGCATCAATCCCTGCCAATATGGATGAATGGCAGGCATCTGTTGCTGCGGCATGCCTTGCCCCATCAATGAATCCCATATTTGAGGCATCGCTATTCCGCCGCGCTACCATACTGCTCGACGCTCTTCCTGGGCCGGCCACGCTTGCGCTTGACCTCGAGCGGAACGTAGTCCTCGAATCTGGCCGCAGGAGGCTCCGGTTCAGGCTTTGGCGCGTCTTCCGGCTCTGGCGCATCCTCAGGCTCTGGCGCAGGCTCCCGCACCGGCTCAGGCCTTGGCTTCGGAGGGTTCGCGATCGCCATCTCCGACACCTCAAAAACAGGATTGCGCGAGATCTTCCTGATCATGTGCCCGTTTTCGGGCGTGTCGTCGACCTCGACCGCAATGCCGTCAAAAAACGTGTAGTCGCCCCACTCCGTCACCTTGCTGTCGCCTGCCGGCGCGCGATAAATCACCGATACCTTGGCCATCTCTCACCTTCCCAAACAAAAACTCCGTCCAGGAAGGGACGGAGTTTGATTTCTTATGCAGCCCTGCGTCTTTTTGCCTTGCTGGCCTTGCTGCGGCTTGCAGGCTTCTTCGCCGCCGATCGTTTGACGACCGCCTTACGCCTGTTCGTGCTGATTTT